AGAAGTGCGGCGCGGAAGTCGCAGTTGCTCACGGTGCCTTCGCTGGTACCGCTGTTGCCGCTGCTGCAGCCGTTGGCGCAACTGGCTCAGGCACCGTTTCAGTGAACCCAACCTATACCGACCTTGCGAAGCTCAAGGCGTCTGTGAACCAGGCGTACCGACGCGCTCCTAAGGCTGGCTGGTTGATGAATGACACCACGCTCGGTGTGGTCACTGGTCTCGTTGATACAACGGGCCAGCCGATCTTCCGCGCAGGTGACGCGAATGTGGCAGACCGACTCCTCGGAGCGCCTGTCTACAGCGCAGCACTCATTGACCTGACCGATGACACCGCAGGCGCAATCCTGTTCGGTGACCTCGGACAGATTTACACGGCCCTCGTTGGCGGTGTTCGAGTTGAAGTTTCCCGCGAGTTCGCGTGGAACCTCGGCCTGATCTCCTACAAGGTGGAAGTTCGTGGCGCGACGGGCCTTGCTCAGACAACGGCCGTCAAGTCGTACAAGTCAGCCAACGTTTCCTAATCAGTAGGCGACTAGGTTGAGCGGCGGGGTGCTGGGCTTCGGCTCGGCACCCCGTTCGCATCAGGAGGGGAAATGGACATCTGGAAGAGACTGAAGAAACTGGGGCGCAAGGGCGCTGCTAAAATCAACGCAGAGGCACCTACGAGCCACGTAGAGCGCGCCATTGTGGTCAGGTGGGGCAATACAGCCACCGTGAAGCGAACGCCGCTTAGAGAGCGGGAAAGAGGGATTGACGAGTGACTCAGTATCTAGCGTCTAGGCAGATGAGCGTGGGGACTGCGGCTGCCAGCGTTGTCGAGGGTCGCGTCGCTGGAACGGAGGTTCACTTGCACGCACTCGCCAACAACTCAAAGGACGTGTTGATCGGCGCTTCAGACGTGAGCCTTGCCAATGGCTTTGTGCTACGCAAGGGCGAACACGTGACAATCCGGCTAATGGAGCGACAGACGCTCTATGCTATCGCCGAGAACAACAACCAAATCTTGACCGTCCTGTCAGTCGGAGGCATCTAAATGTCATACGCAAGTCTCGCCGAGTTCAAGGCTGCAATCGGGATCAGCGACAGCTCCGACGATACGGCGCTGCAGTCTGTCCTCGATGCAACCGACGCACTCATTGACCTCTACACCGACCGCAAGCAAGGCTTCGGTCAGGCGACGGAGACGCGCTACTACACGGCAGAGGAATACAAGTACGTCCTCGTTGATGACCTCGTCAGCATTACGACGCTGACCACGGATGACGACGGCAACGGCACCTACGAGACGACGTGGACGGTAAACACCGACTACAACCTTGCGCCCGGCAACGCCGCACTTGACGGCTGGCCGTACAACGAGATTGACGTGTCGGTCACGTGGCCGCGCAACTTCCCACGCGACGTCTATCGCGGCGTGAAGGTGGTCGGCGTCTTCGGCTGGCCAGCAGTCCCAAGCGCAGTCAAGCAAGCCGCAATCATTCAGGCTGGCGCAGTCTGGTCAAGCCGCACCTCGCCGTTCGGCGTGATCGGCTCGCAGGATCTTGGCGGCATCCTTCGCCAGACACGCGCACTGCACCCTGAAGCGCAGGTGCTTCTTGAGGCGTACCGAAAGCGCGAAGGGCTGGCACGCTGATGGCGCTCGGCAATAGCTTTGACCTGACGATCAACCAGGGCGCGACGTTTGAGCTGACCGTCACGTGGAAGGACTCGGCAGGCACCGCGATCAACTTGACCGGATACACCGCACGAATGCAGGTGCGCGAGACCTACTCATCTGCCACGAGCGTCGTCAGCCTGACGAGCGGCGCTGGGATCACACTTGGCGGGGCGGCTGGGACAATCGCCATTGCCATTTCTGCCACGACAACCGCTGCGCTCACCGCGCCATTCAGCGGCGTCTATGACCTTGAACTCGTGAGCGCAGGCGGCGTGGTGACGCGCCTCTTGCAAGGAGCAGCAACAGTTTCACCTGAGGTGACGCGATGACCGTAGAAGTTGACCTGACGCAGCAGATTATCTCGATCAACGACACGCGCACTGAAATCACCGTGCAGGCTCCAGGGCCTGCAGGCGCGCAAGGTCCTACAGGTCCAGCGGGCGCAACAGGTCCTGCGGGAACTGCAGGCGCAGCGGGTTCGGCTGCAACCATTGCTGTCGGTTCGGTCACGCAGGGGACGGCTGTGGCCGTCACGAACAGTGGCTCCTCATCGGCTGCCGTATTCAACTTCGTACTTGTCAAAGGTGATAAGGGTGACACTGGCAACACTGGTGCCACCGGCTCGACAGGAGCTGCAGGATCAGCCGCCACGATTGCGGTCGGCACTACAACTTCAGGAACTGCGGCTGCCGTCACCAACTCTGGATCTTCGTCGGCTGCGATCTTTGACTTTGTTCTTGTGCCAGGAGCAACTGGTGCAACTGGAGCAACCGGCGCGACTGGCGCTGCTGGCTCTGCAGCCACGATTGCAGTTGGCAGCGTCACGCAAGGCACTGCCGTTGCAGTGACCAACAGTGGATCAAGTTCCGCTGCAATCTTTGACTTCACACTTGTCAAGGGCGATAAGGGCGATAAGGGCGATAAGGGCGACACAGGAAATACAGGGGCAACAGGCAACACAGGCGCCACAGGCGCAGCGGGTTCTGCCGCCACCATCGCCGTTGGCGCAGTCACGCAGGGTACTGCCTTCGCGGTGACCAATACAGGCTCCTCCTCCGCTGCGGTCTTTGACTTCGTACTCGTCAAGGGTGACACTGGCAACACAGGAGCAACTGGTGCGACTGGATCAACTGGTGCGGCAGGCTCAGCGGCAACCATCGCCGTAGGCAACGTCACGCAAGGCACCGCAGTTGCAGTCACCAACACAGGCTCGTCATCAGCGGCTGTCTTTGACTTCACGCTTGTCAAGGGAGACAAGGGTGATACTGGAAACACAGGCGCGACAGGATCAACTGGTGCTGCTGCGACAATCGCGGTCGGCACGGTCATCACTGGAACCGCTGGCTCAAACGCCACTGTCACCAACGTCGGCAGCTCTGGCGCGGCAATCTTTGACTTCTCAATCCCGCAAGGCGTCGCTGGCTCAACAGGCGCAACAGGGGCGACAGGGGCGACAGGTCCTGCAGGCTCTGGCGTTGTCGTAGGTGGAACCGCAGGGCAGCTTCTTTCCAAGATTGACTCCGCGGACTACAACACGCAATGGGTCACGCCAACGCCTGCTCCTGGTACGGCGGCAACCAGCGGCGTCTACGGCGTCACGACGCTCACCGACTCCACCTCGTCTACCTCGACCACAACGGCGGCCACGCCGAACAGCGTGAAGTCAGCCTTTGACTTGGCTGGCACGGCAATCCCAAAGAACACGGTCACGACCGCAGGCGACATTCTGTACGCCTCTGGCTCGGCAACGGTTGCTCGACTTGGGATTGGGACGGCTTCGCAGATTCTTGGTATCGCCGCAGGCGTGCCTGCGTGGACTACGCCTGCAGCGGGAGGCGGTTTCTACATTGACATCAACGGAGCAGTAGCTGGAACGGCGCTTGGGCTTACAAGTCAAGCGTATCTCGTCACAAATGTTGGCGGAACTTCAAGCATCACAATCAGCGGAACAGCGTCATCGTTAGACACATCGGGAACAGCGCAGACAAGGCGCATCACCGCGACTGCCGATATTGACAGCATCGGCGTAGCTCCAGCCGAGACTTGGACAAGTAGAACTTCCCAGTTTGGCACCACAGTTATCAACGACGTTGTTCACGGAGGAACACTGTACGTAGCCGTCGGTGGTGCTGGCAAACTAAGCACGTCACCTGACGCTATTACTTGGACCTCTCGCACGTCTGGATTTAGCACCACAGCAATCAACGGCGTTGGATACGGCGGCGGCACATTTGTCGCAGTGGGTCCTTCTCAAACAATGACAACCTCCACGGATGGCACCACCTGGACGTCACGCACTTCTGGCTTCACAAACGATATTCAGAGCGTTTCGTATAACGGAGGCACATTTGTTGCGGTAGGGCGATTCAGCGAGATCACAACCTCTACCAATGCAACAAGTTGGACTGCTCGCACCTCTAACTTTGGGGGCGGGCAAATTTTTGACGTCGCCTATGGCAACGGGGTATGGGTTGCGGTAGGCGAGGCTGGTTCTGCCGTAAGCTCAACAAATGCAACGACCTGGACGGCTCGGACCATCGGATTTAGCTCAAACGATGCGAATGGTGTGACATACGGAGGCTCACTATTCGTCGTCGTCGGCAATGCTGGCCAGATGGCAACATCCGCTGACGGCACAAGTTATACGTCAAGAACATCTGGATTCGGAACAGCGAACATTAGAGAAGTTTCATATGGCAATGGTCTCTTTGTTGCGGTTGGCGCAGCGGGAACAATGACAACCTCTACCGACGGCATCACGTGGACTGCAAAAACCTCTGGATTCGGCGCATCACAAATCAACGGAATCGGATACGGGAATGGGACTTGGGTCGCTGTAGGTGCCGCGGGAACGCTAACAACTTCATCTGAAGTGACGACAAAAGCTGTATTCCTTCCAATTACGTATAGCACGAAGCCTTAGGAGAAGCGATGCGATACAGATACGAAATTGACGACGAGAACATTGTTAGGGTTTGGGACGACGAGAACCCAAACGAGAGCGGCGCTCCATTTTTCTATCAGCCGTATCACCCAGAAGGACGACCGTGGGCGGATAGGGCAGAGGCGCAGGCGTGGGCAGATGAGTTTGTTTCTGGGCTTGCTGTATGAGCTTCTCAGACAAGACAGTAATCGAGGCGGTTCGCGAGCATCTTGAAAGCACGCCCTCACCGGTCGGCTATGCGTTGCGAAGGGTTCACGCCTATCCGCCAGACAATATTGCTGTTGCTCCTGCTGTCGTGATTATCCCAGGCGATGACACGGTTGCCTACGGCGCCTCAAATCGCCAAATCACGCTGACGTTGAATGTTGTGATTTATCTGACCCCGCAGGCTGACCTTGCGCGCAAATATGAGGACTTGATGACGTGGCGAACGTGGCTGCGTGACGCCTTTATTGACGGCGTGACGCTGGACAATGCGAGTGGGGTGGCGCAGGCAAGCGTGACCTCCACCAACATCGGCACCGATACGTGGGGCGACGCAGATTTCCTGACTATCACGGCAACGGTTGAAGTCTCAAGCGTGGAGGCGATTGCCACCAGTGCCTGACCTGAAGAAGCCTCTGACCTATCCAGTGATCAGCCACATTGACGTGCAGTTCGTGCCAGGCTCAATCCCACAGGGAGAGTTTGTGGCTGGTCTGCCTGCCGACGGTAGTATCATCAGCGCACCTGTGGTTCAGGCAGAGGCTTGGATCGCAGCAGGAATCGCCAAGCGTGCCGCACCAGCGGCTGAAGACAAGGAGAACGACTAATGCCAGCCGCATCCGCAGGGAACGTACTGTTCAGCAAACTGGTCGCCTTCAAGGAGGCGACGCCTGGAACTATCCCGACGCTGACCAGCGGCGGACGCAAGCTGCTCGTGACGCCAACTGGCGTCATCTCCGAAGGCACAACGATTGAACTTGGAACCGAGCGATCCGTTGCGCTTCGCAACCCGCTCATCGGCTCCACCGGCACGATCGTCTCCGTTGAGCCAACGCTCAGCGCGACCGTCCCTGCCGTGAGCGTCGGCGAACTTCCACTCTGGCTCTCAATGACGCGCACCGATACGCCTTCAGGCACCGCTGCGCCATACGAATGGGACTACGACTACTCGATGACAGCGGCGAACTCGCCGACCTCCTACACGTTGATCGCAACGGATGGCACGCAGGCATACGCCGCGAACTACTGCTTGGCAGAGTCCATCACGATCGCCGCTGACCGCAGCGGACTGACGAACCTGAGCGCCAACCTCTTCGCGCAGCAGATCGCCAAGAACAGCGCGACGCTTGCCGAAGGCACGCCAACCTCGCCGTTTATGTCAGGACGCCTCTGGAACGCATTCCAGCACGGCTCAACCTTCCCAGGCACGGCGGACGGCACGGCATACGAGTACCTGCTTGACTTCTCACTGGAGTTCAACGCAGGAATCACGCGCCAGGCGTACCTTGCAGGAACGACCGTGTTCAGCACGCACAGCGAGAGCAACCCATTCAGCGGCACGCTGACGATGACAGTGAGCAGCACCGCGAGTGCAGTCTCTACGTGGTACGACGCATACAAGGCAGCTACGCCGAAGGGCGTGCGACTGACGTGGAGCAACGGCACCTACTCAGCGCACATCCTTGCGATGATCGTCCCAACGGAAGTTCAGCAGATGGCTGGCGCCGAAGATGGTCTGACCACGATGGCCGTGACTGGTACGCTGGTCTACGACACAGTGAGCGCGAAGAGCCTTCGCATCGTCGTGAACAGCGACTTGGCGGCGTTGCCGTAAGTTCAACCTAGTAGAAGAGGAGGAGGCTAGATGAGCCAGAACAAGCCACAGTTCCGCACCGTTGAAGTAAACCTCTCAGCGCCCTTTGATGGCTGGAAGGCAACGATGCGTGCCGAGGGAGTCCCGGCAAGGATCTTCATTGAGCTTCAGAGTGGAAATGTGGAGCGTTCAATGAAGGCGATTGATCGTCTCGTTGTGAACCACAACTTTCTTGACGAGACTGGAGAACCGGCGGCAACCGTGCTTGACGCACCGATGGATGCGCTCACCGACGCCATCGGTAAGTGGAGCGACGCGGTAGCAGCACTCCCCCCTCGATAAGACTCGACGCCCAGCGGCTGGCGGCGGGTCGTTCGCTCAAGCCGCACCCGCTGATCGCAGCGCATCTCATTGCCGAGAAGTTCCACATCCCACCGCACGAGGTTTTAGATTGGGAGGCGGAGGACTTCGCTCGTACACTTGCGCTGATGTCCGATCTTCAGCCTAAGGAGAAGAATGGCCGCTAACTCGCTTGACCGACTGACGATCTCCTTTGACGTGGACTCGAACTACAAGGCATTGCAGCTCGGCTTCCTTGAAGGCGCAAACCCTAGCGCCTATAAGCGCCTCCTGAGCATTGCGACCCTGAACGCAGCTCGGACGATGGTAAAGCCGATGCGGGCAGAGGCTCCAGTCGGCAGGACCACCAAGACGCCAGGACGCCTCCGCAAGTCGGTCACTGCACGCCGCGCACGGTTCAACACGCCTGCGGCAGTGGTCGGTCCGAGGGCTGGACGCAGCCGAGATGGTGGAAGTGGTGGAGCGTGGTATCGCTGGTTTGTGACCTCTGGGATCAGCGGCGTGCGCCAGACTAAGAACGGGCCGAAGGCAGTCAAGGCAGTTCCAGCCAACCCATTCGTCACGCGCGTCTCTAAGAACGAAGCGCACCAGAAGACAGCGATGGAAGCGATGGCGAAGACGGTAGAATCATTCTTCAACAACGACGCATTCCGCAGGACGATCCTGAAGTTCAAGCGAGGTAGATAAATGGCATTCGGGTCTGACCGCTCAGCGAACTTTGTAATCGCGGCGAAGGACGCTGCGACGGGACCGATTGGCGACATTGGCAAGGCAATGGGCCGACTCAAGTCCTCCGCTGGCGCTGCGTTCAAGGCGATTGCTGCCGGTGCAGCCGTGGCAGCTACTGCTCTTGCTGGCTTCGTGGTCGCAAGCGTCAAGGGTGCGATTGAGGATCAGCGTTCAACCATCCTCACCAACGCCGCACTCAAGGCGCGAGGCTTTGAGCTAGACAAGATTGGTCCAAAGATTGAGGAGCAGATCAAGGCGTTCCAGCGATTCGGCAAGACGGACGACGATGTTCGCGCTGGGCTAGAGGTCGGCTCACGATTCTTCAAGGGTCAGACCAACTTGTTGAAGGCGAACGCCACTGCCGCTGCGATCTCGTCCGTGACCGGCAAGGATATGGCGACCGTGATGGGGTTGATCGGCAAGGCTGCAAACGGCTCAACACGCGGACTTGCCGCCCTGATCGGACCGATTGAGAAGGGCGCCACTGTCACCGACATCTTGAAGCAATCAAACGAGAAGTACCTTCCTGTTGCGGAAGAACTTGCTGACAGTGTGGGCGGCAAGTTGCTGACTGCTCAGATCCAGTTTGGGGAGCAAATGGACGCGCTCGGCGGTCGATTTATTCCAGCCGTCACCGACGCGCTTGGATTCTTGGCAACCAATGTCTTACCGGTGACCGAACAGTTGATGACCACGCTTGGGGACGTCATCTTTGACGCTGGCGCCAAGCTCACTGAAAAAGGAGGTTTTGTTGACTCGGTGCTTGCCGTAGTCGGGCCGATCGGCGAAAAACTTAGCCCAAAGATTCAGGAACTTGCAGACAACATCGGCAATCTACTCGGCAAAGTGGGCGACCTCGTGGTCGCACTTTGGGATGACGGCGACGGCCCGCTCGCTATTGCGGTTTCTGCCATTGGCGGAGCTTTTGATGTATTGCTTGGGATCATCAACGGCGTCATTGAAGTGATCACATTTCTAATCAACTTGGCGACCGAGGCAATCAAGTTGCTTGATCGGCTTGGCGGCAAATCAAGAGAGCAAGCTGCTTTCCCAACTTTTACTGGAGGCGGCGGGACATACGGCGGATCGCCAATGACTGGAGGGTCGTCTGGATACCCGAACGGACCTATCGGAGCAAATATCGTGATCGGCACCAATGCCGCCAGCAGCCTTGATCTTTACTACGGCCTACAGGCGCGAACGAACACTGGGCAGTCCATTCCTGGGCGACGATAGCGATGGCAACGGCACCATTTCAACTATGGATTGACCTCGCCACAATTGCTTCAGCCGTTAGGACATCTGGCACCGTAACGGTCACCACAGCGACCCCGCACGGCATTACGACTGGCGCCTACATTCAAATGGAAGGCGCGACAGACGTCGCGGGGACGTCAATGAACGGCGTGTTCCAGGCAACCGTCACATCGGGAACGACCTTCACCTACACATCGTCTGGCACGGCCGGAACAGGCGTGACCGGCTCGGCGTGTATCAGCTACGACCTGCTGAACCCACTGATCAACTACACAGGCGCAGCCAAAGAGGGCGCGCTCTACATCCGCCCAGACGCAATGCAATTTGCCATCAGCGGAGACGGCTCTGGGGCAAGCAGCTCGATCACCGTCGCACAAGATGACGTGGGCGCAGATGGACCGTGGTTCCAACTCATTCCTGATCAGGCGCGGCTCAGACTTGTCAAGAAAGACACAGGGACGACGCCTGCTGCAGATGGCAGCGACATCCTGTTCACCACCGTTGTTTCCAATATCACCGCACGATTGAGCGGCTCTGGGCAAGGCGTAATCGCAGACGTTTCAATGCAGGATGTCACAAGCCTTCTTGATCGCGTATTCGTTTATACGCTTGGCAACCAGCGGCGCCTGATTGACTACG